TAATATAGTTATCAACCCCATCCTCGTTATTCACGGGGACAGGGGAAACTACAGATTTGGATTTCTTTTCTGCATCATCAATAGAAAAACCAAAAAGTTTTGCCATATTATAAACTAACTTAGACTACTATTTTATTATTTAGGAGATATCTTCACCACCTGCTGATGGTCCATTACCTTTATATGCTTCCCAATAATGGACTTGCATTTCTACGGTAAATTCCTGAATAGTATCAGTCGTCTCATAACTTAAATCAATTGTAGAGATGTTAGTTGGGAAAACATCCTTAAAAACATACTTTCTAAGGACTGTTCCGGTACGATCTAATTGATTTACTTTAGCATCCACTTGATAAAGTGCAGGATCTGTTTCTCCAGTTCCGTTGTCCAATTTATTAATATAGTTCATCCACTTCTCAAATGCAGATCTGATATTGAATGAAGTATCATTCATCACAGTAATAGTCCATGTTTCGAATGTTCTATCACCTGCAATTTTCAGGATTCTTCCTCTAAAAGGAATGTCAATTGGTGCTACTGTTGAAGAAGGTAATGCTGCTGCTTTTACTAAAAATCTAGCATTATCAAGAACTTCATTTTCATCTTGAACACCAACACCTGAAGGGAAGGCTAGTTCAACTTCGAATAGATTAGGTCTTGCACCACCACCCTTCAGTTTACTTTTAAAGTCACTGATGGTTCTTAGTGGTAAAGTATTTACTTGTTGACGGTTTGCCATTTTTTCTTATACCTCTAAATTAAACGTTACCGATTACTTCATCAAATGAAACACCAGTTCTGGTGGCAACAAACGTAAGACCGATGAAGTTGATTGATCTTGCGGGTTTGATAAAGATGTCTGCTACAAACTCATTATTATCTATAATAGCAGCAGTGTTATTTGTCTCATCACAAACAACTACAAAGTCGAAGATTCCTCTCTTTGCCTGAACATCACGGAGGAATGGTTCGACGATATTCACAAAGTTAGTTCTTGTGATTTCATCATTAAACTCAAAGAGTTGATCTTTTGCAGCAGCAGAGATTGCATCTTCAAGATAGATGAACAATCTACGAACGTTAATACGATCAAATGCCGATGACTTACCGAATCCAGTCTTATCTCCAAAGAGAACAATACCGGCACCAGGTGAGAAGATTACTGGATTGACTCTATTAGAATACAATCTATCTCTCTGTGCTTTAGATGGAGTATATGCAAGTTTAACTGCATTTAGAATTCCACCACGATTTGTTCCTGCTGGTGAGAACCATGGGAAGTTATTTGCATCATTTCTGGCACAAAGACCAGCAATGTCTCCATTTAGTGGGACATATCTGAAGGTATTTGCAAACCTATCAAACATATACTTATAACCACTATCAAAGATTCCATAAGTTGTTGAAGTGATGGGAGAATAGAAACTAATTACATTTTCGGTAATCGTCTCATCTGAATTGATGTTTACTGCCCTATCATCACTAGTATCAGTAATTGCTGCAGCTCTATATGGTGAGATGAATGCAACTGCATCCTTTCTTGCTTCGGCAACCGCAATACACTTGTTCGCAAGTGCTTGTGCTTCTTCCTTAGCATATCCGGCAGATCCCATAAGAATGAAATCTACACTATACTTTTCAGTATTCTCAAATAATTCGTAACCAGTAACTAATCCATCTAATCCAGAACTTAATGCACCATCATTTTCTATGTTGCCTGTTCCATCATAATTCCAACCACCACCTAATGTGTTGTTGGAATTACCAATTGCTCCAAATGTTATGCCTTCTGCATTTTGATCCCATGCAATATCACTTTCAGGTGTAAATCCGGATGAATAACCCGTTGTTACAATACCTGCTGGTGCTGAACCGACAAAAATGTTAGGTGAACCATTTGCAATATACTTTCTCCAGTATGAAGGAGAACCAAGAGAGAATTCGGCATCTTTTGCTTTCGACAGTGATAGATGCTTCTCAAGAACTGTTCCAGAATTTCCAGTAATGTCTCCATCACCATCAACTACGACAACATGAACTTCATCAAATCTAGATCCTCTTACTGCTGCATATTCAGAAGTACCTGGACGATCTGCAAGTTGATTCCACTTAACAGTCGATGAAGAAGTCAATGTAAGTGACTGCTGATCAAACCAATCTGACTGTGCAGTGACAGAAGTAGTTGCATATGATACCGATTGTCCACTAGTGTGAATTGCTACACTTCCAGTTCCGGAGAATGCATAAACACCTGATGGTTGATAATCTACTTCAGTAATAGTTCCTGCTGCGGAAACATGCTCAAGAACTTTTACGTAAGCATTTGCACCATCAACCTCAGTGACAATACCTTTTAAATAACCATCAAGAACTGAAGTTGTTCCTGCTCCAGGAAGAACAGAAGAAATTTCTTGAGTGACACCCATTCCAACAGCAAATCCCGCTGGTGCTGCAGAAAATGTTAGAATTTGATCTGCCTTGGCATCAATAATACCAACTCTTAAACCATTTGCCCATGAACCTGGATTTCTTGCAGCAACAACTACATTGGTAATTGGATTTTCATCGTATCCTAATTCTTCGTAGTGCTCAAGACTTTTAATCTTGATACTTGTGGCACTACCAACAAAACTGTTTTGGAGACCAGTATCATCTGCTCTTACAACACTAAGTGCTCCACCATATGCCAGATAAGAAGAAGCAACTAACCAGTGCTCATAGTGCTTATCTGTTCCATATGGTTTTCCAAAGACATCTAATAAGTCTTTCTCGCTTCCGATTACTGTAGGAAGATCAACAGGACCTTGTGCAAAAGGTGCAACAATTGCACCAATGCCACCGGAGGTTGGATCAACCCTACCGACAGTTAAGTCTACTTCTCTTACTACAATACCAGGAGATGCTAAATTTAGTGGCATCTTGTTTTTTCCTCGCATCCAATTTACCTAAAAATATTTAGGAAAAGGGGCATTTCTAATGGGGAAACGATGCGTGAATACTTACCAATCAGGATATTCCCATACTAAATTACTCTTTCTACCCCTACTTACTCTCTTAACCGTACATTCCTTACACTCATATGAATACGCCGATGGCAATGTTTTTCTATCTTTTCTTGTGAGGTAATAGTCTTCTATTAAATTTTTAATTTTTCCACATACCCTACATTTACGGTCAAAAAATAATAAATGTTCTAATTCTATCTCATCATCAAAGGACATTACCTATAATCCCACATATATGAACGGTCTCCATATTCATCTGCATACCATCTATCTCCAGAATTATCTATAAAACTTTCTCCATTATCTAATCCATCAGAAATAAATCCGAATGGAGCCATATCTTGATCAATTTGATTTTTTTGTTCTTCATATATTCTTTTTCTTACATCATTCTCAGTCATCTCTTTAAAATATTCTTGTGCTACTAACCAAGAAAATATTACAAGGCACATTGCCAAGTCATCATTACAACCTTCTTCTGCTTCAAAAGAATTTCCTTTCTGTGAAAAAGTAGTCAATTCTGAGATAATTTCATAATCAGATGCAATTAACTTATCATCCTCTACCAGAGTTTTGAGATTTGAACATCCTAATTTTTTAACTGCCGAAGTTGTGCGAACTCCAAGTTGAGTTTTTTTGCCAGAGAACCCTGTTCCCACTATCTGTCCGTTTCTACCCCTCATAGTTGCCATTAAAATATTTTCATATTCCAAATCATACTGAAGAATACTAGCAACTTGATCACCAATATCATTAACTTCAATCAGCAACCAGGATTGATTATAACCCTTTGCCACATCAAATATAATATTAGGAAATAACATTGGTTTGATTTCATTATTTCTATACTTTGCAACTACCTTATACGGAAACTCTGTGATATCAAAGACAATAAATGCGGAATAATCATTACCAAGTCCACGAGCAACATCAACCGTAATTAGATAATTGTGTTCTGGAATTGGATTTTCATAGACATCCAATCCAGCATTTCTCTGTATCGGGTCTTCATATATTAAAGTTTTGAGTTTTGATGGATTGATAAGAGTATTGACAGAACCTAAGAATTCACATTCAAACTCAACACGGAACTGTTCTTCTGATGTGTTTGCAATTGTCTGCTCTTTCCAAACAACATCTCTACCAGGAACTTCTGACCAGTGAACTTCTGTGGGAATATATTCGTTTTTATTTCTTTCGGCATCATGCCACATACGGTAGAAGTGATTCATACCGTGTGGTGTGGATACAATAATTACTTTTGTGTTTTTACCAGAAGTAATAGTAGGATAAACAGATGCAAAGAAGGAGTCAGCAACATGATTCGGGACGAATGCGAATTCGTCGAGAAAGAGGATATTGAACGACATGCCTCGGACAGCACTCGCAGATGTAGAAGCTGCCAATATCTTACTGCCATTTTCTAATTCGATGTTTCCTTTGTTCCATACCAAGATACCTTGTTGCATCCATTTTGGCAAGTTTTCGAATGCAGTTGCTAATCTTCCTAACAGTTCTCTAGCAGTAGATGCCTTGTTTGCCAGAATACCAATGTTTACACTGTCATTAAAAAGTGCATAATGTAATAGATATGATACTACAGTAGTACTTTTTCCTGTTTGACGAGGCATCTTACAGATATTAAATCTGTTATTGTGAAAATTATGAATTAATTTCTCTTGAAAATGATATGGATGAAACTGTGTTAAACCTTCATCAAGAGAAACAATTTTAATATAGTTATTTGCAAAATAAATTGGATCTTGTTTACATTTTAGATACTCAATAATTTGTTCTTCTGTAAACTCAATCGCAGTGTTTGCTTTTTTTAATAATGGATTGCCAAGATATACGTCACTCATAAAAATAATTACCTTTGTTCGATCCAGTTCAATACTGCAAGTGCCTTTTTATTTGTACCAGGTGCTGCACAAGCAAGAGTGTATATATCACTGATTGTTCCAATACCACTTCTACCAATTTGTAGTTGTGCTTTTTCATCAATAGGAGTTAGAGCCGATCCACCAGAAATTGTAAATCCACTAAGGATAGTATTCCCACCAGTTATAGCAGTAGCACTTGTATCATATTGCATAAAGGAGTTTGGATCTGAATCATCTGTCCAATTTGCACCAGTTAAGGTTGGGTTCTCAATTAATCTCCAATAGACATTAGTATTATCATTCGTTGCTGCTTGTAGAGATCTAATCAGAGCAACAGCACCTAACTGACTAGCTTTCAATCTGAGACTTATAATTGGATAGAATGTATTTGCTGCTGACA